AACTGATGCATCAGCTACGCTATTTATTACTTGTAAATTTCTTGTTAAAATTGGTTGAGACATTATGTTTCCTTTAGCATTTCCAACGTTTGCGAGCTAAACACAAACGCTTTTCTGGGGTTTTAGTACAATCAATATTATGCATTTTCTTTTGTCCTAAAGATCTAGCGCAAAAACTATCTCGTCTAGGACCACCTTCCGGCTGTGGCTTTTTTAAATTAGATCCTGTGGCTCGGTTATAGGCTTTACGACCAGCTTCAGTAAGCCCACCCTTCAAAGACTTATGTATTTTTTTAAACGCAAACTTTTTAGCCATGTTTATAGTTGTTAAAATTCCTTATCTTATAAAATTATTAAACGATTACGATACTTTATTAACTTTGCGGTAGCATATCCTGCGCAGTTACAGGCATACCTTCAAACGGTGCTGGAGGTTTAGGTATACCCGGCACTGTTTCCCCTCCTAAATTTCCTTGTCCAGTTATTAAATCTTGAGGACTAGGAGGCATACCACTCGGCTGCTTCAACAATCCTTCTAAATCTCCCGGCTGACCTACCGGTCCTTGTGCTGGAGCTGGAGGAGCCGGAGGAGCTGGAGGCATAGGAGGCATTGGACCACCCATCGGAGGACCGCCCATAGGAGGAGGTGGCCCCATAGGACCGCCCGGTGGAGGAGGCATAGGACCTCCCGGCATAGGCGGCATAGGGGGCTGTAAAGGCTGCTGTCCAGTAAGCATCAACAAATCAGGATCGACGTTACGAAGATAATCAATATGCTCCTGAATATGTTGTTGGACTACCATCCTAAGATCCGGATTCATACGAAGATCAGGATCAGCCATTACAGTGCGATGTTCCATGATGTGCTGTGCGTGTTGGTCAAGAAGTTCTGCCATCACTGGATTACCGCTCATTAATATTTCATTCTCTTTTTTAATGAGAAGAAGTTCATTCATGTCGCCTTCACACAGAGTATCGATAGTTCCTGTATTGATGACATCGAAATATTCTTTGGGATTGCGAATAAGTCCCATCTGAAGCATCTGTTCTGCCATTTGCACACGACCTGCGGTGGTGCGAGCAAGTGGATTACCCACGCTTACAATAACTCGGTTGATAGCTCCGATTTCTTCGCCAGTAAATTGCTTTAAAAACGATCTATTGTTCTTACCGACAAGGGCTACGGTCTTTGGAGTTTTAGCGTAGTCTTTTAAGATGTTGATGAGGCTAGTATCAACATCTTCAATCAGCTTTACATAGTTCTGTTGCAATCCGGAAATAAATTGCAGGGACATTGATTGAACAAGTGCCAATGCAGTACTAGATTTGAGCGATGCTTCGGGGTTGCCACGAGTAACCGAGTTAACTCCTGATATAGTTTCCATGCTTTGTACAATCATCTGCAGGAAATTAAATACTTCCGGAGGAGTTTGAGTAAGGTTAAGCGGCTCCGGTTTAGCATTACCCTCAAGAATGTTCAAAGCGCCTTCAAGAGAGTTGATGTCCAAGTCAGCGCCACGAGGTACAAACAAGTTTTGTACGCCAAATGCTGATTGGTTTGTCATAATAGTGCTATACAGAGAGTTTGCAGCTTCCTGAAGTGGGAAAATGTCAAACATCGGACTATATCCGTATGGAGTTCCCATGTATTCACCGGCACTAATACGGTAAACAAGAATGTCACGATAAGGAAGAGGAAGATCTAGCAATACTAGATCGTCGTCCAAGAACATTACATAACGGCCTTCAGGTAATGCTTCGCTACGTTTATGGAAAAACTCATATACTGGAATATCATCGGTATTGTCATTAGAAAACACAGAAAGGCGATATTGTGATGCATAGTTTTTAGTTTGCATACGGCTAATCTTCTCAGCAAGCTCTGGATATTTAGCCATAAGATTAAATTTATTTTGGAATGTGCGTACCATGACCCATTCGTGGTCCCAAGTTTCCTTAGTGCCATCGAATACTACGTCAAACGGTGAAAGATTACTAAATTCTAACTCACCTTCAAAGTTTTTCTCACCACTTTCTGGATCAAAGTCATAAAGTTCACCGGCAGTAGCGTTCCATTCCATACGAATGAATCCCGCACCAAGAACGATAGCCATTTCCACCGCTCGACGAATGGTATCTTCAAGCTTTTTCTCTCTCATGTAATAATCGAGAATGCCGTTTGCGAGATATGTCTGAGAAAGGGACTTGTAGTCTGTATTTACCGCTCTAGCTTCCATCGTAGGGCGGTTTGCTGTTATCATATTCAGCATATGCTGAGCGATGTTACGGAAATGGTTAACAGGAAGACCTACAAGCTCCCCCTCTTCGCCCATAAATGATACACGATGTGAGTCACCGGCAATGGTGGCGTTATATTGACCATGATAAAAGAGCCACATCCGAACAAGATTGTCCAGATAGTAGTTCATGGTAAGAATATTATAGAATGATGACGCTTTATTTAGACAAATATTCGCCAATCTTTCCGCATCTTCGGTGGCGAAGTATTTTTCTAGCCTACTCTTATCATCATTAATATTTAGAGGATCTGCCATTTTTATTAACCTTCATGTTTAAGATAGTTCTATAAACATTTTCTTTTTCTATAGTCTTAGTTGTTAAATTATTGAACATATCCTCACTACGATAATTCATTCCATATTGTTTTGGATAAGGATTGCGTTTAAAATCAATAGCCCACTGCGTCATAATGCGACCCTTGCGGACACCTAGCAAACGTGTCCTTAGCCGTTGTAGATGCCCATTTGGCGTTCTTTAGATGCCTAATAAGGGTAACACAACGGGGATTAATGACAATTTTATTCGCATTTACCATCATTCTTAGGTTATTAATGCCAGCGTGTTTGCTTTCTTTATCTGCCATTTCAAAATGTATCTGATAATTTGTAGCTTTTTTAATTTCATTAATGGCAATAAGGTTATGATCGCTCACTCTTTTACGAGGCTTCATTAATTCGCCAGTAACTTTATTAGTCCAAAGCTGTTTTTCCTTGGCTAATATCTGACCACCAAGCCTGTCCAAATACATTTCAGTGCCGTAAGTAATAATTTCGTCCTGTATTACTACTTTATCCAATCTAAAATCGTAATAAGCAAATAATATTACGGTCCAATCCTTGTATCCTAAGTCCATAGATACATAGGCATCAAAAAACGGAGGCTCGGGTGATTCTTGAACAATTTCAGGTATCTTTTCGTCAGTAAACTCAGGTACTACCGAGTTAGTTTTTGACTTAATCATCTTGCAATAAAGCTCTCGTTGAGTCGATTCGCTACTAATGCCACCCAATTCTTCAATAAGCTTTATTTTTTCTTCTTTATCAATACGAGGATTGTCGTCAATGGTTTTGATTACGATGGACCCTCTGGCCTCTGCCTCCTCGATAAAGTCCACGAAATCGTGTTCTACGTCTTCTGGTGGGGTAGAGGCGAGCAGGATCTTACCTTTAGTGATAAGAGTGGTAGGAAGCAAGATATCCCTTACGCAATATCTAAGATCCATACAGCTACCGGCCTCGTCCACAATAGCCAAATCCGAGTCACCACCCCTAAGACGTTCTGCCGATCCACCATCCGTACCGGAGAGCTGCAATTCTGATCCATTAGGGAAGTAAAAGATATTATCCTTAGCTCGATATTCGGGCTTAATGTCCTCCGGACAAGACTCTAATATCTTTCTCATAAGAGGACGAATAATAAGGTTAACCTGTACTCGAGTAGGAGCTAGGAATTTAACAATAGCTCCCGGCTTCTTAAGACACATCTCAATGGCAAGTACACAAAGACAAAAGCTCTTACCCGTTCGACGAGCAAGAAGCCAAGTTTGTACACGATGGTCTGTATTATAATAAAGATCGTAGAGTTCTTTTTGATTGGAGTCCAATATCCAAGACAGATGACCCCTGCGCCACAAAGCCTCTCTAGCTAATCTAGCATCAATTTTGGGCTTCGTTGACATTCGTACTCTCCATTAACTTAAGAAGCTCTTCATCGGAAAGTTTTTGCACATTAATGTCAGAATTTTTAGAAGATTTCTTTAAAGATTCCAATACTTCAGTAAAGATGGCAAACTTTTTTGCTTCCTCGTAAGTAAGCTCTCGAGTAATAGCCTTGTCTTTTAATATGGTAATTTGAGTTTCGCAAACAAGCTGCTCGTTACTAACTCCAAGTCCATCAAAAGAAAGAGTAGGAAGATTGTTTTCAAGCATGGATTTCATGCTCTTATTTTCTTCCTCAAGCTTCTTTATTTGCTTTTTTAAGTCTTGAATGGTCTTAAATTGATTGTCGCTATAGCTCTGCAAATCATTAAAAGACTTTTCCAAATCGTTAATGTTTGCCATATATTAGAGTGCTTTTTTGAAGCCTTGATGCATCTTAAGTCCGACCATAGAAGTCTTAATGGCATCAAGTTCGACAGCCATTTTGTTAATAACTTCGTTTTGCTTGATGATAATATCGGACATCTCTTGGATTTTCTTGTGCTTTTCGGAGTAATCCTTAAGAGCTGAGTATGCAGTAAGGGCAAATACAATGCCCATTTCGGCAGCATTAGTGCCAAAGAAGATGAGTTTCAATACGAACACGCTAAGAAGACTAAGGGGCAAATAATTAATAATCTTTTCCATGATTAACCTCTACCCTTAGTTGTTAAAATTCGTTTCTATCGCTAGAATTTTTATCCAATAGTTGTTTTATTTGGTCAAATGTTAAACCGGCTGCAGCAAGACCGGATAAATAATCAGCACTGTCTTTTTTTGCAGAATCAAATTTGGCCCAAGGAGATCGAATATTTTTTTTATCAAATATATTTACTTCGCCACCATAAGAAACGCCTTCAAAATGTTCAGGATATTTTCTAGCCAATTCTGTAAGTTCGTTTTTTGTTTTTATTTCTAATTCTTTTTTTGGAATGCCGCTAACTTTTGATAACTTTTCTAAACTTTCATCAAAACTTGGAACAATTCCTTTTAATTCTGGAAAGTTAGTAAGAAAATCACTTCTACCTCGTGCTGGAATATTAAATATTTTTTCGCCTCTTGCCATTAATGGAATTTGAAATCCGCTTTGTTCATACAAATCAGAATATGTATCGGCAATTACATTTCCACCTTTTGATTTTATTCTTGGTGATGTATAAACGCCCTCACCAAATGTTCCTGTATTTGAAGGGTTAAACTCAGGAAAAACAGAAAAACTAGAAGGTTCAACTTCTCCAAGTTTTTTAAAATTTTCATCATAATATGAATAAGATGGGCGACCTGAACGTGGGGAACCTAAAATGCCTTCTTCTGGCAATAACCCTTTATCTTGTAATTCTTTTCTTAATAATTTTTTAACTGTGGTTCCATGAGTTAAAGGTAAATTAAACTTTTCTTTGAATGCCGCATCTCTTGCTGGTTTTGTAAGATCACTATCAAGAACGGGAGGAATTTGAGGAATAACTACTTTACCTTCAATAGTGATAGGAGGAAGTGCTTGTTTAATTTTTTCAAATCTTTTAGCAGGTAATATTTCAGAAACTATAGCTTTTCTAATGACTGGATGGGTAAATGCTTTGCTTATGCCTTTTGCTGCAGCTAAGGCCGGTATTGCATATTCCACGGGATCTGAATCCAATACGCCACCACCGTATATACCTCCGCCACCTTCTTCAAATTCACTAGGTGGCTTTTTATCGGCA